CAGATGAAGAAACTCGCAAACTTTATCGTATTGGAAGGGGAGAACAAGGAGTACTATTGGTACGCCCTTATACTAACGATATATGCACTCATTGGAGATTCAAAACTCCTGATGAGGCAGTAAGATCATCTAATAAAATATTTGCAATGTATCTTGATTATCGTGATGAAAAAGATTTCATCGGTATGGATATGTGTCGCAAGTTTTTAGAGATGGGATTTACTCGTGCCAGAAGATATGCAAATCATAATTCTGGTAGAAAATATAAGAAAGGAACAAGAGAAATATTACCACAAGAACCCGATCATGCAACAAGTAAATTTGCGAAATCCGCACAAATCTTTAAAAAAGTGCGTGATATAGTTGCAAAAAATGTTACATATGTTAGTATGAGAAAACAATGGAGATTACACGAATGATTTTTACAGCATGCCCACCAATATACCATTTGCCTGGCACATGGGATGATCCAGAAAAAATTGCTAAGTGCATGGACACACTTATACCACATGCAAACTTAGGACAAGGTGCAGCATTTGCTGTTTTTCTTGGTCTTATTGCTTTTGGTCTAGTAGCATATGGAATATACATGACTTTTGGTGCAGGTGGAAAAGGATTGAAAGATGAAATTAGAGAACATGCTAAAATGCATGAGATGGGGATCGCACATGGTCATGATGGTAGACACCCTGTGCTAACACAAAGAGCACAAGAACAAGATTATCCACATCATAAACATGATAAGTAATTAAATGAGTGACTTTATATGGGTTGAAAAATACAGACCCACTACAATTGACGAATGTATCTTACCAGAAAGAATTAAACAAACCTTTCAAGAATTTGTAAAGAAAGGTGAGATACCAAATATGTTATTGTCAGGTCCACCTGGCATTGGTAAAACCACAGTTGCTAAAGCATTGTGTCATCAAATAGGAGCAGATTACTATGTCATTAATGGATCGGATGAAGGACGTTTTCTTGACACTGTTCGGAACAACGCAAAAAACTTCGCATCTACAGTCTCTCTTACGAGTGACTCGAAACATAAAGTCATCATCATTGATGAAGCAGACAATACCACTTCCGACGTACAACTCCTCCTTAGAGCGTCTATTGAGGAGTTCTCACGCAACTGCAGATTTATCTTTACCTGCAATTACAAAAACAAGATCATCGAACCCCTCCATAGTCGGTGCAGTGTGGTTGACTTTAATATTAATAAAAGAGACAAACCGACTATTGCTGCCGAATTCTTCAAAAGAATAAATCATATTCTAGAAGAGGAAAAGATAGAAGCAGATAAAAAAGTTTTAGCAGAACTAATTAATAAACATTTTCCTGATTGGAGAAGAGTATTAAATGAATTACAAAGATACTCTGTTAGTGGTAAAATAGATAGTGGCATTCTTGCTGCCTTTTCAGATGTTGCTGTAAATGATCTCATTAAAAATCTCAAAACAAAAAACTTTCCAGAAGTTCGTAAGTGGGTTGTTTCCAACATGGACAACGAAACTTCTGTGTTACTGCGTCGTATTTACGATAGCTTATATGATTCCTTGGTCAATAGCAGTATACCTGCTGCTGTCCTTATTATTGCAAAATATCAGTTTCAGATTGCGTTCGTCGCAGATCAAGAAATTAATCTTCTGGCGGCGTTAACTGAAATCATGGTAGAATGTGAATTCAAGTGAAAAAGAAAGCACCATTTAAATTAAATTGTTTTGGTTTTCTTGGAATAGTTTTATTAATGGGTGGTGTTTTATCAGGTTTTGTGTTATACTATAATATGGTAGGTATTTTAAAATGACTGTTAAATTAATTCGTATGTGGTCTGGTGAAGATGTAATCGCCGATGTCATTGAAGAGAATGAGTACACAATTACAATGGAGAATCCAATTGTTGCTGTTCCTTCAAATCAACAAGGACAAATTGCTTTTGCTCCTTGGTCTCCTTTACATGCTAAAGAAAAGATATCAATTACTGAAAAGTATGTTGTTTATATTGGAGAACCTCAACCAGAAATTATTGAGGAATATAATACAATGTTCGGTAAGATATCGACTCCTACAAAAAAACTAATTATGTGATCATGACTAAATCTTTTACAAAACTAAAACATCAAGTGAAATCAAGCAGATATTATATCTTTTGGGGTGCAGCAACTATTGCAGTAATGGCAGGTCAAATTTATGTTGGTAATGGATATCGTAAGATGTCAGAATCTGTAAAAGATCTTACTGAGATGCTCACTATAAAAATGGAATGGGAAATCTTGGAAGAAAGAGATAATCCTTACGGAATTATGCCATTAAATAATGTCAATTAAATCTCTTAAGACTCCATTAAGATATCCTGGCGGTAAATCAAAAGCAATCAAAACTTTATCACAATGGTATCCTAAAGTAATATCAGAGTATCGTGAACCGTTTATAGGTGGTGGTTCAATTGCGATTGATATCACAAAATCAAATCCCGATATATCAGTCTGGATAAATGATTTGTATATTCCTTTGTACAATTTTTGGGTACAATTGAGAGATCGTGGTGAACAATTATCAGAAAGAGTTCGTGAAGAAAAACAAAATACTCTTGATGAAGGAGACAGAGATAAAGTAACTGCAAAGGCAAAAGAATTATTTAATAAGTACAAAGCAGAGATTGATACTTATGATGATTTTGAAAAGGCAGTAGCATTTTTTATAATGAATAAATGTAGTTATTCTGGTTTAACAGAAAATAGTACATTTTCACAAACAGCATCCAATTCAAATTTTTCACTAGTCGGTGCAGATAAATTAAAAGAGTTTTCAAAGTTAATACAACATTGGAAAATTACTAACCTTGATTATTCAAAGGTTATGAGTGCAGATGGTTCTGATGGTACATTTGTATTTCTTGATCCTCCATATGATATTAAAGATTTTTTATATGGTAAGAATCGTGAAATGCATAAATCATTTGACCATAATTTATTTGCAGAAAATGTTTATAAATGTAAACATAATTTTATGATTACATATAATGATAATATTCGTTTGATGCAACTATATGCACCATATGAGTTACACTTATGGAATCTTAGATATTCTATGGTGCATCGTGGAGATAAAGGTACTGAGGATAATGTTAAACAGGAATTGTTAATTACTAACTATAATATAAATCCTGTAACACCTATAGAACAATTGCTCGCATGAAAAAGATTTGGAGAATATGGGCAAAGGCACTTGGAGACAAGTCTGGTAAAAATGACAAAGAAGCAGATTTTGTTGCTATGATCAGAACTTTTATTTTTCTCCAACTTATAATTACAAACTGTTTTATTGTTGGTGGTAACATAAGACATTGGAACGATCATCATATACCACCCTCTTATACTATTAATAATGACTGAACTTAAAGATTGGTTAAACTCCATAAACCAAACTAAAAAGAACTTAATTGACGAAGATCCTAGTATTGAAAAGGAATATCCTCCTTACATAATTAACCGATGTTTCTCTGGTCATCTTGATGCAATTATGTTTGCAAATGAAATGAATATGAATCATTTTTTACCAAAGAAGATGCAATATGACTTTTTTATAAATATCCTCAGAACTAAGAAGAGATTCTCTCCTTGGCTCCGCAAAGATACGATTAAAGATATTGATTATGTAAAACGTTACTATGACTATAGTAACGAAAAGGCAAAGCAAGCATTAACAGTTTTAACAAAAGAACAACTTGCTTTCATTAAATCGAAGTTTGAAACTGGAGGAACAAAATGAGTGTGGTGCAAGTCCCTGAGATAAAATGGGCACCTGAGAAAATGGTCGAGGTGGTTCTTGGTGAACCAGATGATTTTCTTAAAGTTAGAGAAACTCTCACAAGAATTGGGGTAGCGTCCCGAAAAGAAAAAAAGATATATCAATCATGTCATATACTGCATAAGCAGGGGAGGTATTACCTTGTCCACTTCAAAGAGTTATTTGCCCTTGATGGCAAACACGCTAATCTTACTATTAATGATGTTCAGCGTCGGAATCGTATTGCTCAGCTTCTTGCTGATTGGGGTCTCATAAGTATTGTAAACGTTGAAACAATACAAGATATTGCACCTTTGAATCAAATCAAAGTATTAGCATATAAAGACAAAGGTGACTGGATACTAGAAACAAAGTATAATATAGGTAGTAAGAAGAAAAAAGT